ATCAGCGTAACAGACGAAAGTCAATACGTTCCAGGTGCAGTTGGAACTGTACCACTTATTATAATGGCCACAGCCCAGGATAAAACAAATCCTTCAGGCACAACAGCCACAGACACAACAGCCGCTAGAGCAGGCAAGTTATTGGCCTACACTAGCCAAAGAGAACTTATTGCCGCAATGGGTTACCCCAGCTTTAAGCAAAGCGCCGCAGGTACACCACTGCATGGCGACGAGAGAAATGAATATGGCTTAATGGCAGCCTATAGTGCATTAGGCAATGTCAACCGAATTTTTGCAATTAGAGCAAACGTTGACCTAGACGAACTAGCACCAACAGCAGTTCGACCAGTAGGCGCAGTAGCTAACAATACACATTGGTTAGATTTGAGTACAAGTACATGGGGAATTTATTCGTGGAACGCTACTACAAATGCATTTACAAACAATACTCCATTGCTGATTACTGAAACCAGTGACCAAACACTAGTAAGTAGCATCTACGTACCTAAAGCCAGCATTGGTCAGATTGGTCAGTATGCTGTATCATTTGGTACAGGAAGCAATGCTAACTTGTTCCTTAAGGCAGGTGGCGATTTGCCAGCAGATGATGCAAAGTATAACACATGGGTAAGACTAGGAACAGATGATTGGGCAACCAGTGTTGCTACAATCAAAGGCACAGCAACTTCGCCAAGTATTCCTGCAAGCACCCCGGCTGCTACACTTACTATTAACGGTACAACAGTTACTATTGGTAACACAGGTGCTAGTAGAACACTAGACCAAGTTGTTAGCTCAATTAACTCTGCCGCAGTTACTGGTGTCACAGCCGCTAATGTAGGCAACAAGTTGTACTTGTATGCTTCAAGTCTAGCAGAAAGTGACGGAGCAACAGCAGACGGAAAGATTGCAATTGCGAACGGGTCAGGCACCCCATTAACAACATTGGGCATTACAGCAGGTACATACGCAAATCCATTATTACTATATGGCGATTTTGCCGCATACCCAAGTTGGAGAAGCAGTGACGCAACACCACGCCCGACAGGTTCTGTGTTTGCTAAACTTGGCGCAACTGGGTCAGGTGCTGATTTGATTATTAAGAAGTACTCAACTACAACAGCAACATTTACCACACAGGCTGCTCCATTCTATAACAGAGCAGAAAACGCACTTTATGGTTTAGACCCAGCAGGTGGCGGTAACGGTATTGCCGCTGGTACACTTTGGATTGCTTATGACCCACTACGTACAGATACAGGTGGTTACAAGCCATTCAGTCGTAGAGTAGCCGGTCAAACAGTAGTAAGTGGAACAGCAACAGCCGCTAACCCATTTACTGCTAGTGAGCAACTGAAGATTGGTGTTACCAGTATTGGTAGTGCAACAATTACAGAATACACAGTAACATTGAGTGGTACATCACCAGCAAGTTTTGTTAGTGACGTTTTAGCACTTAACATTCCGGAATTAGATATCAGTGTAAGTAGCACAAATGTTATTACATTCACTCATATATACGGTGGTGACATTTACCTAACAGACGTATCAGGTACACCAACAGCAGATGCAGGTTTCTCAAGTAGCACAACAGGTACTATATTGTACGCCAATAGTGTGCTTGCATTGACTAACTGGGAAGCACTAACATATACTTACAGCACAACCGAGCCATATCAAGCACCAGCTGATGGCACATACTGGTACTACAGTGATGCCGCTACAGTTGATGTTATGATAGCTGACATAGGCGGATGGAAAGGCTATAAGAGCAGTTACTATGACGGCTCAACTACTGATGCACGTGGTTATGATCTAAGTCTAACAGATGCAAATGGTGTACAGGTTGTAGCAAGCGAACCAGAATTCCAAAGCGACGGCGTTAGCGCACTAGTTGCAGGTGATTTGTGGTTAGACAGCAGTGATTTGGAAAACTATCCAAAACTTTATCGTTATACAGGTACTGCTTGGGGATTGATTGACAACACAGACCAGACAAGCCAGAATGGTATCTTGTTTGCAGATGCACGTTGGGATACAGATGGTACTACAGATATTATCACAGGTAGCCTACCTTCAATCACAAGTTTGTTAGCAAGTGATTACATCGACCAAGACGCACCAGACTATAGACTTTATCCACGTGGTACACTGTTGTTCAACATGCGTAGAAGTGGTTACAATGTTAAACAATATGTAAGTAATAAGTTTAATGCAACAGCGTTCCCTGACTTACCAGCAGTGCCAGGTGCAAGTGGTGCATTGCCAACTGTTAAGAACACATGGCAAACAGCAAGTGGACTACAAAACAGTGGTGCAATGTTTGCAGGCCGCAAAGCGCAACGACAGATGGTTGTATCTGCAATGCAGAGTGCAGTAACAGCAAATACAGAAGTGCGTGAAGATCAATACGCATTCAACATTATTGTTGCACCAGGTTACGAAGAAGTTATTGATGAAATGGTTGCACTAAACAACGATCGCAAAAACACAGCGTTTGTTATTGGTGATACACCGATGCGTTTAGCACCAAATGCTGTTGATATTGCTAATTGGAGCAACAACACCAATGGTGACGGACTAGCAACTGCAGATCCGTACTTGGGTGTTTATTATCCAGCAGGTCAAACTAGCGATTTGCAAGGTAACACTATTACTGTTCCTGCAAGTCACATGGCACTGCGCACAATGATCTTTAACGACAATGTGGCATATCAGTGGTTTGCACCAGCAGGCACAAGACGTGGTTTGGTAGATAATGCTAGTAGTATTGGATATATCAACTCAGCCACAGGCGAGTTTGAGTTCAACAGTATTAGAGTAGGACTACGTGATACATTATACGAAAACAAGATCAACCCAATTACCAATTTACCAGGTGTTGGACTAGTTGTATTTGGGCAAAAAACACGTAACCCAACCACAAGCAGTCTTGACCGTATCAACGTTGCACGTCTTGTTAACTATATTAGAACAATACTTGCAAGAGTTGGCGACGGCTTCTTATTTGAACCAAATGATAAGATTACCCGGGACCAGATTTCAAACGTTATCAGTGGTGCAATTAATGATCTAGTTGCAAAACGTGGTGTGTATGATTACTTGGTAGTGTGTGATGATTCAAACAACACTCCAACACGTATTGCACGTAACGAGCTGTATGTTGATATTGCTATAGAACCAATGAAGGCAGTTGAATTTATCTTCATTCCAATTCGACTTAAGAACCCAGGTGATATAGCCGCAGGTAATTTATAATAGTAGCACATAATGGAGCCTTCGGGCTCCATTAACACAATGGGTATTTTCGATAAATATCTATAACAGGAGAACAAGATATGGCAATAGCGTCATTAAACAAATTTACAGTACCTTTGAGTACAGACCAAAGTGCAAGTGCTCAAGGTTTACTAATGCCAAAGATGAAATATCGCTTTCGGGCGGTGTTTGAAAACTTTGGTGTAAGCACAGACAGAGTTGAATTAACCAAACAAGTCAGTGAAATCACAAGACCAACTGCTGTTTTTAACGAACAAACAATCGATGTTTACAACAGTAAAGTTTATCTAGTAGGCAAACCAAACTGGGAAACAATATCAGTTACTCTACGTGACGATGCAGGTGGAAATGTTAGTAAACTGGTTGGCGAGCAGGTTCAGAAGCAATTTGATTTTGCTGAACAGTCAAGCGCAAGTTCGGGCATTGATTACAAATTTGTTCTCAGATTTGAAATGTTAGATGGCGGCAATGGTGCAAACGAAGCAAATGTACTTGAGACATGGGAATTGTACGGAGCATTTATTAACAACGTAAACTATGGTGATATGAACTATAGTTCAAATGACCCAGCTACTATTGCTCTAACAATTAGATACGACAACGCTATACAAACACCAGACGGAACAGGTATTGGTACAGCAGTTGGCAGAACGCTAGGCGAAAACATTACAGGTGTAACCTAATAGTTTTTCTAACTAGAAAAAATACCCAGAGTAAATCCTGGGTATTTTTTTGGGCTAAATACCATATAAGGTATCTTTTCTATGGCTAATATTTTTGACGGATTTTTTAAACAAATAGCCACTGGCGATAGTATTAAAGATTATAAACACGCCAGTAGACTGTTTGTTGATAATAACTATGCACGAAGTCCTAAGTATGACTGGCTATATCATGTGTTTTTTGATGTAGACAGTGAGATATCAAATCTTAGTACTGATCAAGTTACAGAAGCAGGCATGCTGGTTAAGAGTATAAACTTGCCAAGCTATACTGTTGATGTACAAGTTAAGAACAACTATAACAAAAAAGAGTTGGTACAAACCAAATTAAACTATGGTGAAATTACAGTAACATTTCACGATGACCAGTCTGAAATCGTACGAAACTTGTGGTACGATTATTATACTCATTACTATAGAGATAACGATGCAGGATACAGTGATAGATCAGGACACATATCGCCTAACTATCATGCCAACAACAAGTACCAGCCACGCCAAGGAGATTTCTATGATAAATTTGGATATTCGCCTGCGTCTAAAGGAGGCTCGGCTTTAGCCAGATACTTTACTTCTATTAGGGTATACAGTTTACATCAGAAACGTTTCAGTGAGTACACACTTCTTAATCCAATTATAACAAACTTTACACACGGATCACACAGTGCAAGTTCTAATGGGTTATTAGAGCATAGTATGACTATTTCTTTTACCACAGTGCTGTATGCTGGAGGTAATGTTAGCACCGCAACAGTAGCAGGATTCGCAGACCTGCACTATGATAAGTCCCCAAGTCCACTTACTCCTGCAGGAGGTGGTACAAACAGTATACTAGGACCAGGTGGTATATTAAGTGCGATAGATAGTATTGTTGGTGAAGCATCAGGTGCAAATTTTGGCAGTGCGGCATTTACAGCATTTAGGGCGTTTGAGAAAAACAAAAACGTTGATCTTAGAGGATTAGCTAAAGGCGAATTAATACAAATTACCAAGGACGTACTACGTAAGAATGAAGATCCTAGAAATAACTTTTTTATTCCTACCACTGGCGTATTGGCTAATTCTGGATTATTTGGTACTGCGGCATCAGCAACACAGTCTGCGGGAATTACAGAATTCAGCGGCAAACGATCAACAGGTGGTGTTAATAGTAACGGCGGCCCATTGAGCGGCTTATTGGGCACTGGTGATATAACTTCTCAAATCTCTAGCGCACTAAGTGGGTTTCCAGCAGATATAGGCGGCGCTTTTAGTAGTATCACTAGTGGTGCGTCCGGTTTAATAAGTGGAGCACCTATAAACAAAATTTTAAACTTTGGCACATCGGGTGCTGGATTAACTGGTTCGTCAGAGAGCACAAGTCCAGAGTTTAGTGGGTTTGCAGGCAAGTTGGGTACAATAGGTAAAGATTTATCTCAAAGTGTGAATGCTGTAACAGATCAAAACAACAGAGGAGTAGCAGGTGTAGCTAATGGATTAATTGCGGCAGCTCCTGCAGTCAGGCAAGATCTACAACAACTTGCACCCACATTCCTAGCAGGAACCAGCACCATTGCTTCGCAATTATCAAGTGTGCTAAGTCAAACACCGTTTGGCAGTTTAAATATTCCTAAACAATTGGCTGTAGCAAACGATAATGCTAGAGAGTTCATTGCATCCGGAAACCAACAAAATCTAGCAGATAACAGAATTCCTTCATCAACTAACCCAATTCCATCTTAAAGGGAAATCATGACAGCAAACAGTTACATTTTCACTGATAATATTGTTGGTACAACTGGCGCAAACACCGCGGCTGAAATAAACGCCACAAACTCAAAAATACAAGGTTGGTATCTTGACGATCAAGATTTTGCCAACATGAACACCAGTCTACCAACAGTACCGGGTCGGCAAGGAATAGCAAAGGACAACTAATGGCAAGCATAGTTAGAGCAAAAAATCCAACAAATCTAAGTTCAGTTAATTTAAATGCAATAGTTGAACAAAATTCCGACAAGTACTTTAATAATTTCTTTGAAATTCCTGTGGAAGTAAGCAGTAATGTAGATGCAGCCATTATTGGTTTTTTTGAAAGAACCACAGGCGACACAGAATCCGCAAGACAACTTGCTAGTGCAGTTATCTACACCAGTATCAAGCAAGGACTTGATCCTATGGAAACACTTGCTGAGTTTGAACAGATCGATCCTGGTCAGCTAGATGCATACACTGCACTGTTTTTGAATTTTGACAGAATTGGCACAAGTTATTTAGGACTAGCAAATACCCCAACAATCAACAAGTACGTACAACGATCAATATTACCATGAGCTCCAAGTACCACAACGGATTTTATCAGATTAAGAATCCGTCAAAATATGTAGGCAAAAAAACACCACAGTTTAGAAGCGGTTGGGAACACGTGTTCATGCGCTTTTGTGATGAGAACCCTGCAGTGCTACAGTGGGCAAGTGAATCTATACGTATTCCTTATAGGAATCCTTTTACTAACAAAAACACAATATACGTTCCTGACTTTATGGTCGTGTATGTTAAAAAGAACGGTGAGAAACATGCAGAGCTAATAGAAGTAAAGCCAAGCAAAGAAACTTCATTAGACGAAGCAAAAAGCACAAGGGATCAAGCCGCGGCAGTGTTAAACATGCACAAGTGGCAGGCGGCACAAGCATGGTGCGATCAACACGGTTTGAAGTTCCGTATAGTGACTGAAAATGATATCTTCCACCAAGGCAAAGCACGGTAAATACGTGCATGACTAAAAAACTAGAACAACTTTTTGATTTACCTGCTGATCTCGGACCTGGATCCAGTGACAGCAGTGTCAACGCTCTGCATGATACAGAAGTAAGTCTGCAGGCCAAACAAGAAATACAAGAACAGAGAAACATTATTGCACAAGTAGATGATGCAATAGACAAGATTGATATTGCATTGCCCACAGTCAGAGACCTTGAAGCAAGCGATCAAGAAATGGACGAGCTTGCTGTACTAGCCAAAGACAAGTTTGAAGACCTAATGGAACTGGGAATGAACATGGACCCACGTTTTGGTGGGCAAGTGTTTCAAACAGCAGGCACATTGCTGGGGCATGCTATCACTGCTAAAACTGCAAAGATGGACAAGAAGTTGCGCATGGTACAGTTGCAGTTGCAAAAAGCAAAGCTGGATCATCAGGCTAGTAAAGATGCACCAGAAGACACAGCAGTGGATGGCCAAGGCGTTGTATTGGACCGTAATGCACTGTTAGATCAGATACTGCAAAACAGCAAGAAGTAATAAATATACTATAAACAGGACGAATACCAATGAAAAGCCTAAACGAATATATAGCCGATCTTAACACAACATACACTTTCCGTGTAAAGATGGCAAAACAAGATCCAAGCAAGATGATGGAACAAATTAAAAGTGCTTTGGAAACTTACGAATTAGTAAGTGTAACCAAGCCAAAGAGCATGCCTGTTATGGAACACCAAGAGTTTCCAAAATGGGGCGCATGTGAGTGTTGGCAATTTGATGTAGAAGTTGCTTACCCAACAACCACTGTACAGATTGAACAAATACTACGAGAACGTGCTGGTATGAGTCCAGAGTATGTTTGCGTACAAACCAAAGACACTGCTGAGTTGACTCAAGCCGCAGAAGAAGCTGGTAAAGATCACGAAGGTGCATTGCTAACAGACGATACTCTTAAGGATACTCCAGGCGCACAGGAGTTGGTTGGGCAAACACGCATCGACAGCATGTTGAAGGACTTACAAAAGCACTCAGTGCCAGTAGCTGAAAAAACAGCCGCAGGTAAAACAACCAATGATGTGCCACAAGGAACAACAAGCCCAATGGGCAGTTAAAACGATTTAAAGGATAATACAATGACTGACAAAGCAATGCTCGACATACTATCAACTTTTGCACAAGCAACAGACGAATCAAAGCCACTTACAGAAGGCAAGCGCACAGTAACCGCAGACACAGCAATGGCTGATATCTTAGGAAAGTTACAACAGTTGAATGAAAGCGCACAGCCAGTTACTGAAGGCAAGAAAGAAATGAAAGACTCCAAGGAAGAAATGGATGAAGCAAGTTGCGGTAGTTCAATGAAGAAGAAGAGCCAAATGAAGGAGTCTGCCATTGCTGAAGGTGTTGCACAAATTGAACAAAGACTACTTAAAGAGTTTGCTGAATTTGCAGAAGCAAAGCAAGAGCTTGAAGAAGAGCCAAATGAAGGCAACGAATTTTCGGGTGCATTAGCACAGGCCAAGAAAGACGGTAAAGACAAATTCAAAGTTGGCGACAAAGAATATGATGTCAAAGAAGACTTTGATGCAGGTGCACCAGTCGGCTCTAAGAAGAAAACTAAGCACGGTACACTGGAAAAGACTGACAAAGGTGTAAAGCACACACGTGATTACAAGCCAGATTATTTAGATTTAGATGGTGACGGTGACAAAAAAGAACCAATGAAAAAAGCCGCCAAAGACAAAAAAGCAAAAGACAAGAAGTAGGACTAATGCGAATAACAGAAGTTGAAAAGTCGCCTGAAGAAATAAAAGCTGATCAAGAGGCTCGAATAGCAAAGCGTCGGGCCGAAGAAGAGCAGAAACGAGCAGAAGCGGAAAGAATACACAAGAATAGAGGGAAAAGTGTATCGCCTAGCCTGGATGCAGAGCGTAAGGAAACTGAACCCAAGCCTCATGATGGTATGGTCCAAGGCGCAATAGATGCTGTTACAGGTTCCGACATGTATAAACGTGGCATGGAGCGGTTGAATCAACCATACGACCAGAATGCGGCAAGAGCAGATGCTTTGTACAGCGAACTCGGCGGTGTCGAGGCAGCAACAGGTATAAAGCCCGAGGATTATTCTGAGTTTGCTCCTGCTGAGCTACCAAAGCCAAAATATCGAAAAGCTGAACGATTTTCCAAAACCGTTCTTAATGATCCAAATAGTGTGTTGCAGTTTGACGTTCCGGGGTACCGCACAGGAACAGTAGGAAAATCAGGTACAATTCAAGAAAAGTGGCAACAATTTAAAACTCAACCTGTAAAAGAAAAAGCACCGCCTGGCGACAAGTACGAGCGCATGGTTAAAGATATTAAAAAAGGTTACGCCAAAGACGGCAAGTTAACTGATACAGAACGGGGCATAGCCTACGCTACAGCATGGAAGTTGTACAATAAGCGCAAAGGTAAAAAGAGCTAAATACACTATCCTAGGGGAAACAAATGAAAGATTTAAACGATTTATTAAAATTATCTGGTATGACCCAGCTCAACGAAAGTGTTGAAGTTGAGGAAGCATACGCTAACGAACCAGATGAAGAGTATCAAACAGTTGACACTATTATACGTCAGGGTAATGATCTAAACAGAGAAAAGCAACAGCATCCAAAGGGTGGCTTTACAGGCGACAACCCTCTTGCTGAAGCAGAAGTTGACGAAGATGAAGTACGTGAACTTGTGCTTTTTATTGACAGCGATGGTCAACTATACCAACAACAAGGTGAGCCCATCATGCGTAACCTTTCACGCAAGTGGGACAAAGGCATATACGATCATGACCTAGCACAAAAGCTATGGTACTATCTAGCAGTTAACGGTGCTAAGAAGTATGGACAAGAACATGGTACAGGCAACGGCTTAAAAATGTTCAGCCCTGCAGTGCGCAGAGCAGCCGCCAAAGAGATGGCTGACAACTGGATGGAAGAGCTAAAAGCCGGCAACAAGATGGACGAAGCTGAAGAAGATTTGGAAGCAATGTTGGCTGAAATCTTAATTGGTGAAGAATCTGATGAAGAAATCAACAGCAGACCTACTAGAGGTTATGTTGCTACTAAACTAGAAAAAGATGTTGAGGACATGGAACAGAACATGGGTACTGACGATGTAGCAGGCACAGGTTTTGAACCAGTGAGCCTTACTAAGCAACATCCTACTGGACCAATAACAGCTAAATTTTACAAGCACAGAGACAAGTAAACAAAATGAAAACATTTAAAAACTACCTACTAGAAGAAGAACAAGCCAACGAAACCCCTAGCGTTGGTGATGTTTTTGAACTAGAAATGGCTCGTGACGAGACCCTAATTGAAACCACTGTAGTAGAAGTGTTAGAAGACGGTATTGTTATCAACGCAGATGATACGGTTATGAAAATGTTTGAAGATGCTGGTTACTTGCAAGAGTACTGGACTGGCATGGACTCAGTTGCACTTGGTGGAAACAAGAGTCCGGTAGGCAGTAGATCGCCTAAGAAGCCAAAGTTTACTGAGCAGCAAATACAAGAAGGCAAGATGAAGGAATTACTTGGCGATATTAACGAACTCACACACGATGAGTTCAGCGGCAAGTACAACATGTCCAAGGACGAAGCAAGAGAAAAGTTTGACATTAAAGACGAACAAGAGCTTGATGAAATGTCAGCTATGCGTCGATTGGCTGGTATGATGCAAGACAAAGAAAACATCAAGAACACACGTATTCCTAGCCATGACGAACGCAGAATACAAGTTGATCTAATAGATCTTAGTGATGAAGAGTTTGAAGCCAAGCACAAAATGTCAAAGGCACAAGCAAGAGAAAAATTCAACGAAGCACACGATGCTAGTGCAGAAGAAGAAGATAAGTTTCACACCGAACTAGATGATCTTGTACACAAAACTTTTGGACACAGTTCAGACGAACGTGGTGAGAAGATGAAAAAATCTACCCAAGACGCATTCCAAGAACTTAAAGATTACGCTGAAACAAGTGGCGGCATAGACAAGGAAGAGTTTGAGAAAGCGGCTTATCTTGTTAAAGCAATGGGCAAGCCACACCTTAAAGATAAAGCAGAAGGTATGCTGGATGATCTTATTGGCAAAATGGACTCGGACCCACGTGACAAAGTAATACAAGTGTTAGCACGTCATATAGATTTAACTGTCCTAAAGAATTTACTCAATGAAGGCAAAGTAAAAGAAATGCTTCTTGCTATGGAAGAGCTTACAGACGAAGAGTTCAACGCAGAGTACGGCATGTCAAAAGCAGAAGCAAAAGAAAAGTTTAATTTAGACGAAGCAGAATACCAAGGACGTACTGTTAAACTAAACAAGCCAACACGTGGTGATGTTAAGAAGTTTAAGGTTTATGTAAAAGATCCAAAGACAGGCAATGTTAAAAAAGTCAATTTTGGACACGGTGGCACAAG